TATTTATTAAGTATTTATATCAATTTGTATCGCAATATCATTTGTATAATTTGCATCTTTCTTTCTCGTAGCTGCTACCCAGCAATCCCATTGTACTTCTGTTCTCACAACAACATCAGAAGCTAAGCTACCAATATTTTTTTCCAATTGCATAACACGACATAATCCTTTTTTTGGATTAAATGTCATAGTAGGTTGTAGAGTAGCATAATCACTAGTAAGTATATTAATTAATACTTTTAAAGGTAGTTTAAATTTTTGAGAAATTTTAGATTCAGTTATAGCTCCAGGTTCCAACTCAACCTTACTAGCACTAGTACAATTTAAAAATTGATAAGGATGAGGAGGTTCCGCAGGCTTAGCATAAGTACTATTCGTACTAGATAATGTAGTATACTGTCCATTTAATAAAGCAACATTGGTGGTCCGATTTGATGTTATACCTTCGTATAAATACAAATCTACAGACGCTGCAGAAACAGGAGATGTAGTGGGATTTGTTAGTATTTTCCTATTGTTTCGATCAAACAAATTGTTTCCTTTACAATGGTATATCTTTCCAATTAATGGTACATTATTAACATCATCCTGTTCATTGTCAGCTGCTACTGTCACAGTTCTATTTTGAACTTTCATTCTTGATTCCAAAATCATATCGATTGACACACGCTGTAAATTTATAATTACAGGTTCATGAAAAGATGAAGTAGTAGAAGCTGGCTGATAAGATAATTCTTGTAATCTAGTTCTCTCAACTGGTCCATTAATTCTTAATTCATCATTAAAGAATCCATATATCTGTTGTGCAAGTTCATCAAACTGATAAGAACCTGTTGCTGGTAGAACATAGCTTTTTGTAAACAATACATTTGTGGTCCAATCAGCATAATACGTAAATGCTACCGTATCAAGTGCATTATATCTATATGGTACTGCATACATATCATCTGTAAAATCCTTAATCTGATGTCTAGAGAACAATAACTTCACCAACGCCCTACTAACAGCATATAGTGTAGATCTTGATGGCATTGTTGTATGACCAACCCTTACACTCTCAATTTTTGTTTCAGGACCTACTCCTCCAGTTTCTGAAGTATGTCTAATTTCTTCACTCATATGTAAACCTTTAACACACATTCCTAACTTAGTCAATTTACCGTCTGCAGTCTGCATTTTCTTTTTAGCAGGCTTAAAATCTCCTTTCTTAAACTTTTTTCCGAATTTGCCTTCTATATAAGTACTAACCCTATGTATCTTCTTTCCTTTCACTTTTTTCGTAAACCCGGATACCGCTCCTCCTACTCCGCCTACAATAGCGCCTGCTGGTCCTCCAGTAACGTATCCTAACGCTCCGTCAATTACAGCTTTCTTTGCTGCTCTTGTAAATCGTTTTTTAACTTGTTTTCTAAAAACGACTCTTTGTCTCTTTGCTTTATTATAACTAGATCCAGCTTTTCTCTTCATCGGTGGCATTTTTTTATTTTTTTTAAAAGAAAATTTACGCGTTTTATTAAATTTCAATTATGTTCCATCTATCCGCGCTTAACATTTCCATCGCGGGATGAAAATTTGCAAACACTATCACGTGTGGTACATTAAACCTAACCAATTTACTTTCATATTTCGTTGAATAAAATTGACCATTTTTAAAAGCTTCCATTACGTCATATTGAACTATATCCTGTTTCATTCTTGCAAGGTCAAAGAAAACAACTGGCTCGTATTGGTATCCATAAAATATGTCAGCGGCTTTTCCTCCAGTAACGTAGTAATTGTTTCTTTCATAATTCCTGGCAAAATACGATTTTCCCTTATTACCAACCCTATCATAATACCAAGTGATAGTACGAGGGTCAGGTACAGTTTCCAACTTTGCGTGTAATTCCGATTGCCATCCATCACGTGGTACAAAATTTTCGCGTTGTACACGTGACTCTTCTACAGCGCGTATATACGCGTGGACAAACCGAGGGTACATTGCATACGCTTTGGTATGCTCCTCCATCAAGTCAAGGCCTCTTTTTCCTGATTTTATAGACTCTTTTAAGGACTCAAGGTCAGAACGTTCTATTTTTTAGTTAAAAAGCGTGTTTATTAATCGGTTGAAATTATAATTAGTACCTCCACGTGTAACTAGAGTCCCCTTTTCAGTAAAATTGTTTTCTTTTTTACCTGTGAGTTAAAATCCTCGACTTGTATCCTACAGTACTCGCTGGCCATTCTAGGGTGTCCACGTGCTATTTCATAGTGTCCACGTGCTCCAATCAATTGTCTTAATTGAGGTAATCTTAATTTTTTTTTCAATTGAACATAACCCTGTAGGTGAGGGGTTCCTGATTCGCCTATTTCACGTCCATAACATACGTAATTAAAGTGACCATGGTCGAACATTGTATCTATTTTGATTTCATCAGCATCAGTATAATTATTGAGAGTAAACACCCAGTTCTTTGCGGCAGACATTTTACTTTACATTAAAATGTCTGCCTATTTATACTTTTGAAACGCGTGACGTCATGTATCAAAATCAAATTTCCTGCATTTTGATTGGTTGATTTTTGAAACACCGACACGCGTGACCATGACGTCATTTTGACGTCATTGATCCTTTTTGGGTCTAGACTAAAGTCCAGACCGTCACATGTCTTGTGCCATGTGCCAAGGTGGGGGTAATACTGTACCTCCACCTTGGCTAACCTTGGACCAACTAACATTGGACCAAATCTCGGAAAATAATTTTGTTTAAAACAGAAATTTATTTTGTTTAAAACAGAAAATTTATTTTTTTCTTATCATTGAATCGGGCATTCTTGGTAGTTGTTAGTATCTCACACGACTCGGCTCTCGGGGTCCCTGCATCCCCGCAAGCGGGGCCCCTTGCACCCTCTCGGACTCGTTTATCGTATATAAAATATTTATTAAGTATTTATATCAATTTGTATCGCAATATCATTTGTATAATTTGCATCTTTCTTTCTCGTAGCTGCTACCCAGCAATCCCATTGTACTTCTGTTCTCACAACAACATCAGAAGC